GTCTTACTGGGTTTCGCCATTTCCTGTTGGTTATGGGGGCTATAACGTATTGGTTATCCTTCCCAATTCATCTATCGTATACCGTTTCTCATACCCCTTGTGAACATCCGCGTGGCAATCTCTGCAAAGTAATTGCAAGTTATCCAGATTCAATGTAACATCCGGGTCGCTTATGTTCTCCGGTGTTATGTGTGTCTTGTGGTGTACGATCTCACCCGGCTTGTATATTCCTTTAGCCAGACACCGTTCACACAGTCCCCTTGCCTGTTTATACTTCTGCTCACGGCATCGTTGCCATGTCAGGCTTTTATAAAACTGCTCTGCGTATTCCTTCATTCAGTCCATGTTATCCTGATTGCTATATCGTAGTACCGTTCTACCTTCTGCCCGGCTTTGATAAAATAATCCGTCATCGCGTCCAGAACGTCAGGATCGCCGTATATATAGCCTTGCGTCCGGTCGTGTTCCACTTCCGCAATTCTGTTCCTAATATGCCGCCGTCTTTGTCTGGCGGTCATAGGTTCGCACCGCTCCGGGTTGCTGCCGGTGATAATTCTTTCTGCAAGTTTAAATAAAATACTCATAGCATAACGAATGCCGCCCGGTTATTTGCAGGGGAAACCGGACGGCGCGTTGTGAAAGGGGTAAATGAATTGTAGTTACTCTTTTACAGGCTAAATATTACTACTTAAAAATTAAACTTTGTTAAACTCGCAACAGTTTTTTCGATAATTTTTAAAACATTTTGTTCCGTCATATCGAATTGAATAGCAACGTCTTTCAGCTTTACGCCGTCAACATACCGCGCCGTCAGTATCTGCCTTGCCCGTGAATCATCAACGTGTGACAGTATTTCAACCAATATGTCCAGCTTCTGTTCTACGTCATTTAGCCGCCGCCTGGTGCGCCTGATTTCCTTCTGTAGCTTTGTATAGCGCACTGGTTCTGGTGCATCAACTGTTACGTGCGTCAGTACATAAGGATATTCTTTTGCAGATGCCTGGACTTTATCTTTGACAGTTGGCACGTTGGCGGCATCACGTTCCAGTCTTTGCAGTCTGTTTGTCAGCTGTTCCCGTTCTTGTGGTAGTCCTGTAAATCTTTTAAATTCCTCTCTGGTCATCATCTCTCCTTGCGGCAACACATAACGCTACGATAAACGTGCCGAATATTGCGCCAACAAATACACCTAAAATGAAAAGTAACATTGTGCTGCCCTCCCTCTAATCCGGGTTATGATGGTCGTATGCTTCCAACGCTTCCAGTGCAAGCCATAAGACACGCCCTGTGAATATCAATCCTGCTATTATCAGACCGGCTAACGGTATTACTGCCTTCATGGTTGTTAATCCTCTGGTGGGTTCATGTGCTGTGAGAAATCATCCGGGTTGTATGGCTCAGGTAATGGAATCCATGCAAGCACTCTCCAATATGCCCTTGATCCTGTCAGTTCCCACCGCTTTAGCCGTTTCTGGTACTTTGCATGGGTCACACGATTGGTCACTCCATCATACGCCGTGACGTTGTATGTTCCAGATTCTTCTGGAAACTTTCCACTGTCCCACGGAATCCAGCGCTGTTCTGGCTGTGCGGATGACAACCTTTCCAATACCTCAATAGCACGGTCAATCGCATAGCTACCGCCAATCTGTATTTTGATGTCTTGCAATCGTGGAATGATTTCGCTATCTGCCAGTGGTCTACCATTCCCGGCAGGCTTGCCCCAATCTGGCTGTGCGGATGGCAGCCATCCCATCTGCCAAAAGCGAAACAGAATATTATCAATCACTGCCATTTCGTCCTGTGCCGTTTCGATGTTAGTGCATTCAATGAGTTTTTGTTTATACTCTTCAATCACTTCAAACCGGTTATCTGTACATATATCGGCCATTGTTATCACCTCTCCATCTTGCATCCACAGTTCGGGCAGAAGTTTGTAAGCGTTTGCTTGTGATGTTTCCAATCACGCATTGCAATTTCATCACATTCTGAACATCTATAAACACCATAAAATTCTGGTGGCATCGTTCCTATCTCCTGATACCACTCACCTTTTTCCCGTTCCGGCTCTGCGGATGGCATGTTTCGCAGTGCAATTCTCACTTCCTTATTGCATTTTAAAATAGCATCAACCTCACGGATGTCCTTATAGACCTCATCTTCGGTTTCTGGGTCATACTGGCTTTCGCACCCACTCATAACCGCATCGCATACGTCCCTGACCAAATCAATCGCCGCTTGTCTGCTGATTAAGTCACTCATCTGTTCTCCTTTCTGCATCAGCACAGTAGAAATCCCCTTTGTATGTTCGCCTTATGCTTATTTCCCAATGCTCAGACCAATAACCATGTTTCGCCGCCATACAATAGCCATTATCATAATCGCCGTATTTATCCCACCATCGGCAATCCTTACACCTTATAATATCTGGCTGTGCGGATGGCAGTAACACAATCGGCGCACTTGCCATGTCTTTGCATAGCTTTACATATTCTTCTTGTGTCAATTCGTGGTCGATATTGACCGTTATCGGTTCTGGCTCTGCGGATGGCAAATGTTCTGACAAAACAGCTAACACATCTGCATAATCAAGACACAAAGTAGCTGTCGTATCAAAATACTTCGGAAGCCCTTCCATCGCATCAATCGCCGCCTGTCTGTAGATTAAATCATCCATTGTTATCCCCCTTATTTTCCCATCATCCACATTACCCACGCCGGTACTTCTGTAATAGGCTTATTACCGTATTCAATGCAAACGTGCACGCCGAATGCAATCCCGAAAACGCATAACGCTATGATTATAATCACTGGTATTAATTGCTTCATTCCTTCATTCCCCTTTCCAATTGTTCAATGATTTCGTCCTGCTCCAGTTCACAAAGAAACGCCAGATTGCAACAAAGGTGCCACAGATGCGGCAAGCCTGATTCCGTATCAACGCCGTGTGGATCATCCAGGTATGCAAGGAAGTGTCTAAAAGCCGCATCCCGGTAACGTTCGACTGATACCTTGCGCCAGTTATCCACGCCGCCGTCAGGGTACTTGTTGACGCCGTATTCCCTGATCCGGGCGATAGCGTATATAATTGCCCGTGGTACTAATGTCAGTTTAGGCTTGCCGGCATCGGCTTTTACAGACTGGTCACTCATTCTTCGCCCTCCTGCTCATCTTCGTCCAACGGCTCTGTGTTTTGAAAACATCTGCTCAACATATTTGCAAGGTTCTGTGCAAGTGTGTTACTTTCCCTCAATTCTTTTGCATCTGCTTCAATTTCTGTTATTTTGATTTTCATTCTTTCGCCCTCCGTTTCATATCCCAAACAAGCGATTCCGATTTCTTCACCGTTTCCAATTCATCAGCCAACGCAAGTAGCGTTTTGTGGACAAATGCGTTCTTCTGGTAACGGTTGTCAATGTCTCCACAACTCAAGATAAATTCCGTCCAATAATCCCCATCAACGGGACGCTGGACGAACTCTTTAAATAAGCGCCAAATGTCCGTTATAGCTTCGTAATATTGTTTTAATTCCATGCTTTTGCCCTCATTTTGTTAACGCCTGTTAACGCGTTAACACCAATTTCCTTATGTTTTCCCTTTTTATATATTTTTATTTTTTATTCTACTTATAAGGAATTTACCGTTAACATCGTTAACATCGTTAACAAATGCCTATTTTATAGTATCTACTGGCGTTAACGCCCTTACATTTTTGCGTTAACAAGCCGTTAACAAACGCCCTATTCGAATGGAATTTCGGCAGAATCGGCCGGTAAAAAGTCGTCATTTCGTTCATAGCTGCGCTGGTTTCCATAAATTCCACCGTTTCTTTGGATTCCAACATAGTGCCAGCCGTTAACAGAATTCCGCATAATATCATGCAAATGGTTAATGTCTGATGGTTTCGGTTCGTCATACGTCCGGCCAAGTGCTTCACGCCATAACATCATGACACAAACGCGTGTTTTGTCGGTCTTATCAAGCCACTGTTGGATGATTCCAATCTTCGGGTCTTCTTCCAGGTACGCTGTTTGTGCTTCCAGTGCTTTTTCTTGCAGCCGCTCTGGCAACACAAGCTTCGGACGGCCGCCGCACCGTTTAAATTCATTCATTATCTCGCCCCACGCTTGTGCAAACATGGCTTTTGTGGCTACTTCATCGGCGAACATATCAAAGGCCGGCGCGGTCTTGTACGTTGTGACTGGTAGAAAACGCCGGTTGCCGGTTCGATCCGTTAAGAAGTCCACCGGATTGGAAGTGCCGGCAAGTACGCACATTCTGGGCCGCTGTTCCGTCCTACGGCCGTATGGCGCGCGGTAAACGTCAACACGGGATGTAATAAATGATTTGATGGTTTCAACGTCTTTGGCGCGTTTCGTGGCTTGTAATTCGGCTAATTCAACGATCCACATACCACGCAAGTTTTCCACGGCTTTGGTACTGTCTAACGATGAAAAGTTGTCATTGAACCAGTGATCATTTAACGCCAGGTATCGAAGGAAGGAAGATTTGCCTTTCCCCTGCGGGCCAACCAGAACAAGCATATAATCGAACTTACAGCCGGGATTATAAATCCGTGACACTGCGCCTAACATGAACAGACGCATAACGGCGGTTGTGTATTCGTTCTTGTCACAACCAAGCATAAGCGGCAGCAGATTTTCAACGTACTTGTTGCCGTCCCAGTTTTCTGCGCATTCTTCCAACATGGTAACGACTGGATTAATTGGAAAGCGTGAACAGACGTTGTTCAGTGCGTCCATGATTTTCTCGCCGTTTTTCAAGTGGTACTTGCTTTCTATGTAGCTTTTAAGGTTCGTGTCGTCCGTGTTTGTCCATTCTCGCCAGCCTTTGCAGGATTTCCACGGTAAATTGCCGTAACAGTACGGGGAATAGGCCAATTCGTTGTATCTGATCCGGCCGAATAAGGCTTTGTCAAATGCAATGGCCTCTTCTGCATTGGCGATGGTCTGCAATGGCGATTCCGTGACGTTGCCGTCCTTGTCCACGCGGTACTTTAATTCTGGTTCGTGCCATTCCGGTGCGCCTTTGGTAATAACCTTCAGTTCCCCTTTTTTGTAACGCAGTGCCGATTCCGTGATAATAGTCAATTCATCATCCGACAGTGGTGGCGTGCAACGTGTGGCGTTCGTTTCCTTCACCGCTTGCATGATTGCCACATCTGGCAAACCCTGGGACTGTAACGAACAAGCAAGTTTGAAAAGCGTATCATTGCGGCTGCCGGCGCCGATTGTTTCCGGCAGCTTAAATTCTTCTTGTGTGCCGTTTTTTTCGGTGTCAACCTGTAACAGTTGCCGGACGGTGCCGTTCAGTTCTGCTACGGGCATTTCTTCTGGGTCATATTCCCAAATATATTCCGTGCCATTAGGGTGGACGGAAGGCGGCGCAATGACATAACCGCCTTCACCTCTTACGTCTACGCCTTCAAGCAAACCGGCGCGGTTCCGAATGTCATTACCATTATAGTGGTAATATAAGTGATAACCGCCGCGCCCTGTGATCGCTTGCGCTGTGTCCGGCAGTGGTGCGTTTTCGCGTTCCCACATTTTAACAGCTTCGTACCCGTCAAGACCTTTTTCATCGTCCCGGTCTTCATCTATGACAACCAGGTTGGAAACGGATCCAGTAGCTATGCCGATTGAAGCATCCGGCCAACGCTTCCACCAGGACTGAATTGCACCAACGTCTTTTTTTGCATCCTTGCAGCCGTGTGGCGTAAGCGGCTTTTTAGTTTTCGGACTGACTGGAAACACGGCCCAGTTGTATTTTGTGGCGTAAGTTATCGCCGCATCTAAAAAGTTGCTCATTTGTTAATATCTCCAAAATCCTTTGTGCAGATTCATCTGGCTTGCAAAACAAGAATTTCACGCCGTACCGTTCGGAAATGGTTTCCATTGCTTTTTGGAGTCTGGCACCTTGCACGCAGTTCGTAGAATACACGCTGCGCGGATTAATCCAAATGTGGACTTGTGATATATCTGATATGCCAACCTCATTCTCAACCAGGATAACCAGCGAACACCCGGCGGCTTTTGCCGCCTTGCATTCGTTTATGAATCTGGTGTGTTCTTTGCCGCAAATGTTAGCGGCTATTTCGTCCATATCCTTTTTGGTGTCCACTGCGATGGAAGGCACAAGGGCATAATCTCCGAATGGTAATTTGCTTCGTACCAATTCAACGCCGTTGTCGTCAAACCATTCATGTTTTTTGCTATGCTTTCCGGCCTGTTGGCGTGTGTCCTCAATTATGACCATGGCACTTCGTCCGCTACGGTATCGGCGACAGACATAAAGCCGCTGTCGATTGGCCCGTTGTTAGTTGGTGCCGGTTTATTGATTCGTTTAACGTCCGGGACCTTCTGGTCGTCCAGTTTATCAACGGGGAATTCTGAATGGACAATTAACCGGGTCTTCAAGTCGCCGGAATTGGAATAATATTCTTCTTCACGGAATACAAGGCCGATAAGCTTACCGGCAAGCGTGGATTCATCAGAATTGACATTTCCACCGTCAAAGACAAAGTTGCCGTTGCTTTTGCTGACAGCTGAACAGAACCGTTTGAACATCGGCAAAGCTGTGGTTTTATATGATTTGTAATACGCGCCTACAGACTCCCAGTCGGGATGATCCGCGCGAAGCTGTGAATAATAGTTGGCAAAATCGCCAGTTGCAATGTCGTAATAAACTTTTAAGTATTCCTTGTCCGGGTAATCTTTTGCGGCTGTGATCTTACAGATATAAGCACCGGCCGGGATTCGTGCGCGTTCCCCTGCTTCCTGTACGTTTGTCATGTCAATTTTTTTCATGATTTCGTCCTTTCTGATTTGTTTATATGATAATGTGATGTTATTTTATTCCATGTCCTGATATGTTCTTCTATTATCCCATTCCGTAATAATCCCGGATCGCTTTATCAACTGCATAAAGGTCGTTCGGAATTTCTAAATCGAACATTTCTTCGGGACTTTTGGCCGTGCTCTGGCCGTTGCTCTGGGTGTAAAATTTGTGATCCTGGCAGTAAAGCACAATGTCAAAACAGCCTTCAACCGTCAATTTTTCGTCAAGCATCTTGCCGATTGTTTTAACCTTTTCCCGTCCATCCGGGCCAGTTTCTGAATGATGCAGGAAATAAACGATTTTTTCCGGGTCGTCTAATTCGTTGATAAAATGGATTAGCTTGCGGAAATGGGCGGCCATATCAGTATATTTGTCGTAGCCACGTTCAGATGCACGGTCAAACAGCTCGTTCACTAAAAGATACTGACTGTCATCAATAACGATTGCTTTAGCCTTTGCGGTTCGGATCGCGTTCATGATCCACGCATATTTTGCCGCGTTAAGCTGTGCCGCGTCCCTGGCTTCGCCCTTTGTGGGGTCAACAGGTACTTTGATGGTCTTAATTTCTGATCGGAACGGCAGCCGGCCTTTTTCAACCGAAATAACGCCGATTTCGTCCGGGTGTTCTGCAAAGCCTTTTATGCTGTAGGTTTTACCGCTCCCGGAAGCACCAATGATTAGTACTGGAATAGACATTTTGTTTCCTTTCTGCTATGATAGCAATGTGAGTATATAGTTACTTATTTTTGAGTGGCGGCCTTGTGTCAGAAGGTCGTCATTCTGCTTCTCTGATAACATCTTCATCCTTCAACGCACGAATCAAACAAGTTACGCAAAACCGTTCACCGGTATATTCTTCGTTGTTGATTTCGTAAAGCCGTTCAAATGATGCGCCATACTGAATACATCGGCATCCACATTCAGTGCATTTGAAATCATCCATGTTTTCACCCCTTTCCTTTAATTTTCACCCGGTCTGCCGGTACTTCGTATGTATTCCATCTGTAACCGCATATTTTGCATTCTCGCCGCCGTTTTACAATTCCGCCCGTAATTGTTCGGGTGTCGATTACTACGCCGTGAGAACCGCATTTAGCACATATTTGAACGTGATACATAATCCCGGATATAATTAATTGGTTTTATACAGTCTGGGTACTTACAGTTGAAACAATCTTCGTTGCAACCTTTCCAATTTGCTTTGCGCCGATTAGATGCACAACCGCAAGATTTACTTGTGCCGTTTAAAAGGTATCTGCCCCGAATGGTTCTTTTAGTCCCACATTCACATATACAGTCATAATGTGAATCATGAATAATATGTGGATTCTTGCGGATAACAAGCCATTTGCCGTATTTGTCGCCTGGTTCAATTCTGCCGGATGTAGACATCTGTGTAATACATCCCCCTTTCTATTGCTTCTTCATGAGTGCTGACGAAAATGTCAACCTGTCCCGGATCAACGCCCCTGTCTTCCACGACATACACCTGACCGTTTATCAGCAGTTCAGTTCCGAATGGCAAATCTTCGCCGGTTGCAACGGTGTGCTGTGGCGTAGGATAGACACCTGACGCTGTAGCATTGCCGGCAACACCGCAACAGATTTCGCAGTCGTCATAATGCGTAATTCTACAGTTGCCGTAATACGTCCATTCTGGCGTTGTTTCCGCTTCCGTGGGTGTTTCTTCCGGTTCGATCGTTTCCGCCGCTCTGACGGCCTCTGCGTGCGCCTGACGCTGATTCTCAATGATTGCAAGGTGTTCAAAATCGAAGTCAAGATATGGCACGTCTACGTCCTTTGCATATTGGTATGTGATTTCGTGGAAACCTTCCGGCGCTTCCGCTGTTGACACGTTCACGGCAGCCGTTATGACCGTAAACGCAAGAATTGATAATATTAGACCCCTCATTTTCATAACTCCCCTTTAAAGATTCACGCCCAGGTTGACAAGAACCTTTTTTTCTTCGATCGCATCAGCTAACAGCGTGTAGGCACATTCCCTGTCGCCGTATTCTTTGATGTGCTGTTCGTATGCGTACGCGGTTTTCCGTTCTTCTTCTGGCATTGCGCTTTTATCCTCATACGGATGCACCAGCTCTTCTAACTGTTGCCGGTAATTCGTGGCAATCTTTTCCATCGTTTCCGCGTCATCACGCAATGCTGTTGCGCATTCCATAAGCTGTTTAATTGTCATCTGCATTTGATTTTCCCCTTTCCACTAATTCCATTTTGATAATTGAATAGACTGTTTGCTTGCCCAGACCTTGAAACCGCAACGGTGTCAATACCTTCTTTTCCACCTTGTCCAAAGCCCGGCGAAATGTTTCTGCTGCAACGACATCTTCTAAATCATCCGTGGTGCTTCCGATGCGGACGCGCCGGATCGTTACTTTGTACTGGTTCATTTTTGGCAACCTCAAAGCATGGTTAAGTCCATTTTATTTGGACTTTTCGGGTAACAAAATATCATTCTGGCTGAAGCCTGTGATATGTGAAAATGCGATCAAATAAGGAAGTCTCATTTCACTTTTGCCGGATTCCCATTTCAACACGGTTTCACGGGAAACGCCTAATTTTTCGGCTAATTCCTTCTGTGTCCAACCTTTTGATACTCTTGCTCCTGCAAGTGTGACTTTCGGCATATACTTTTTTCTCCTTTCCGGGGCAAACTTAAGTAACTCCCCTATGCTCTATATTAGTCCATTATTTATGGACTGTCAATACTTTTTATGGACTTTTTTTGCTTTTGGTATTATTATAGTTTTAAAAAGGTGGTGCCATTATGAATACTGAAGAATATGCAAAAATCATATCTACCAATTTGCGGCGTTTAGCTTATGAACACGAAAAAACACAAGCTGAAATTGCCAAAGATATTGGAATCAATAAACAAACACTTTCAAGTTGGATGAATGGGGTTAGTATTCCACGAATCGCAAATTTAGACAGACTATGCAAATACTTCCATTGTTTAAGGACAGATATAACAGAACCGTATTTGCCAAAGCCTTTGGAATCCTTTACTGCTTTTGAAAAAAATATTATAAATGCTTACCGCAATTCGCCAGAAGCAATTAAAGAATCTGTATTAATTCTGTTAGGAATGAAGGAAAGGGGTTGATTCTATTTGTACGTAACCAAATATAAGGACAAATACCGGGCGTGGGAGTCATACACGGATACATTAGGGAACTATAAAAAAGTATCCGTAGTTATGGGCAAAAACACGGCGCAGTCACGGAAAAAGGCAGCGGAACAATTACAAAAGAAAATGAACGCCCCGTCTGACCGCCTGACTTATTCAGAACTGGTTGAAATGTATATCCAATACCAATCCGCCGTATTCCGTCAATCTACATGGAAGCGTAACGAAGCATCACTGAAAAGATTATCTTCACTTTTCGGGAAAAAGCCGGTTGCCGATATGACCGCCGGTTTTATATCTATGGCATTGTTCGCCAAAACGAAGGAAGCCGGCACTTATAACGAATATCTTAAACGTGTAAAAGCTATGTTCAGATGGGCTTACCGGTCCGACCTGATCCCGTCATCCGCTTGCGTGGATAAGATACAGCCGTTAAAAGATTCTGGAAGAAAAGACAAGATAACAGACAAATATTTAGAACCAGAAGAATTAAAAACGGTATTAGCGGCAGCATCGGACTACTATGCACCAATATTTGAATTCCTGGCGTTGTCCGGCCTTCGCATTGGTGAATTAATCGCCCTGGATAATGAAGATATAACAGACACGGAAATAATAGTCAGACGGACTTATGATTTCAGACATGATGTGATGAATGATCCGAAAACAGCCGCCGGCGTCCGTTCGGTGCATATCCAGCCGGAATTAAAATCTGCTATTCATCGCATCAGAAAGAACACAAAAGAAAACTGTTTTAGATACGCCGTAAAATTGCCGTATTTCGTAGTTTCACCGCAGTTGGGTAGATTGTCCTATGATAAAGCAAATCGTGTCTTTAAAGACCTCTGTGCGCGTCTGGTGGGGCGTGAACTGACATTGCACGCTTTACGTCACACACACGTTGCTTTAATGGCTTCCAATGGCATTTCATTTGAGGCAATCGCCCGGAGAATTGGACACTCTGGCACAAAAGTAACCAAAGAAATTTATTACCATGTGACAGAAAAACAAAAAGAAAAAGACGCTGCCGCCTTTGACGCCGTTTCGATTTTTAAGTAAAAACGGTACACGCGCGGTACACGCTTTTGCAGAAATGCCTATTTTACAGTAAAAAAAGGCATAAAAAAATGCAGGGAAAGGGACTTGAAACACGTTACATTATGTGCACACGGTTCACAAAAACGCCTATTTTACAGGGTTTTCTGTGGCTTATAGTAACACAGTGTGAACGTAGTTTACAAGCAAAAAAGGTACACAATCGGTACACGCAACAAAAAAAGCCCCGGTTTTTACGCCGGGGCAATCCAAAAGGAGGGCAACACGCCCCACCTATAAGGTGGGCATTATTTATATAACAGTTCTGTCCAGGTGGCACGTCCACAGATGCCGTCAACAACAAGGTTGCGTTTCTCTTGAAAGTAAGTCAAACACCGTTCTGTTGACTCTCCAAACGCCCCGTCTACTACTGGCAGTTTCCGTGTTTTCCGGTCGATGAACCCACGCCCACGCAATAACGCTTGCATGGTCTTTACGTCATCGCCATTGTCGCCACGCTGAATCTGGTTAAATTCAAACATTATTTTTTCACTTTCTGGGTAAGTAATTCTAACAATCATCAACACGTTTTCCGGGTAACGTCTGCGTCCTAACACGTAGCCGCCGTTAGAATGGTCAGAATCGCTTGTATTGCCTTCTATCGTTTCCATGCTGCCGTCATCGTTAAGACCGACAACAAAACCGATGTGATCCGCAACGCCGTCATGATCCCAATCGAATAACACCAAATCGCCGTAACGGGCCTGATCATACGGAACAATAAGGCCGGCCTGCGTCGCCCATGCAGCCACCGCCGGGCACCAGGCTGTTTTGCCGCCCTGGTAGAACAGATTGGAAGCGTTCGCCATTCTGAAAATGTCCCACACAAACGCGCAGCACCAAGCAAGTGACGGATCATGGACTTCGCCGCCGTAGTAGTCAGTGTTGAATATGACGTTATTGCTTCCAGGCGGTTCTTCATGCGTCCCAATGTATGACGCGGCTAAACTTATAACATCGTTAGCGGTTGCCATTAGCATCACCCTTTTCTACTTCGGGCAATCCTGCGAAGCTGGTTAAGATTGAAAGGATACCAGCAAGAACGGACGCTGAAACAACCATCCGCCAATCAACCGCAGATAATACCGCCGCTGTTCCGATTGTAGCAATAGCGGTCTGACAAACCGTTTTAAGTGCCCGAATTAAAGCCGCATGAATCCATGTCCTACTTTTCATTTCTTTTCATCCTCCAAGTCTTGAATCCTGTGATTAATCACTTTTATCTGTTCTTCAACAACTGGCATCCGCTTTGCAAAATTATTGTGTTCTCTTACTTCACGGGTAAGCTCTTCTAATTTTGTGTCTGTTATCGCCTGTGCAATTCTCATGCTTTGCTCTGTTTTCTTATTGGCGGCTAAAACTGTGATGATAGTTCCGATTAGTGTCAAGCCGCCTGTGATTAAGGCGGTAATAATAGCTGATTCCATTTGTTTTTTCTCCATTGAAAAGGGACGGCAAACGCCGCCCCGGTTGATAGTTTCTGACTTGTTTAAAGTGTGCTTTAACTTACTAACTTAAAGTTTTCTATAAAACTTCTCCGACCTTTTCACCTGTTGAATAATCGAAACAGATTGCTTTTCGTGTCCTCATGTGGTCGTCAATGTCAGCTCCGCCACCACGGATGATTTTAACAAGCGTGTTTGTCGTGTCAATGGTAACAAGATTATAAGCATCCTCTGTTACACTCCTGTTTTGATCCGAATTAATCCACTGTGCTGTTTGAGAAACAGCCGCACAGGTGATGCAATACATTAATTGCTTGCCGTCGCCCTCGGCATCCCATACGTTATCCTGATGCGTATGCCCCACAAGATAACCAATGAATTTCAATCCTGCCGTAATCTTTGCCGCTACTGTGTCAATAACCGCTTGCGGTGTATTACAATCACCATAAGTGGGCCTTGTTCCTTCGTTGTATCTGCTAAAAGAGCAGGCTTCTGCCGTTGCACCACCATGCGGAGCATGGATAGCAATTAAAACGTGCAAATCATTTGTAATTGCATCAGCTAAAAGATTTTCAAGCCATGACGTTTGAGCCGTTGCTTCTGCTCCTGCGTTTGTATAGAGCATTCCGTCCATTACAATCAGCCGAACTTTTTGGTTTGTGTAATCTTTGTAGTAATAGGATGTTCCATTGGTGTGCGTAATTCCCCACCCGCTTTTAAAAGGTGTAATGTAATAAGCATCACGGTCTGCCATGCTTAACGCTGTCCAGTTGTACCCTGTAGACGAATTATATGACGCACTGTCGTGATTTCCAATACAGGTTAACACAGACGGATTCCACCAAGATGCAATTTGTTCCGCTGTATTCGCAACAATATCACCAGTGCAAATTGCATCATCATAGTTTAAGTCATTGGCATCATTTAAAATTCTGCTCATAGCACTTGCATCAGCATGAAGGTCGCTAAAATGTAACAGCGTCAAAGGAGTTCCTGAGCCACCTTTGATATGTCGTGCATTTGATAACTTTCTAACTATTTCTGTGTTATCTGTTCCTGCATTTTCAGAAATATAACTTGTGTGTATCCTGATATAAGGCTGATTATCAGCTATCCTTAAAACTATTCTGGAGCCGTCTTCTTTATACACCCAAGGTGCTACAGAAATACATTTTGTAGACTCTGTTATATAATCTAACAAGTTTATACTTCTCTGGTTCGCGGACACTGTAATCTCTTTATTTACTACAGTATAACCGAAAGCATTCGCTTGTATAGAATCTAAACCTTCCGCATCAGCAGTAAACCCATATACTCCCCATATAATATATGAATTTCTCGGAAATTCCCCTGTGTATATAGCATGTAAAGCATTAATACCATTGGGTATTTTAATTACAGTCTGCGGTGAAACTGTATTTGCGTTTGCATGATTTAATGGTCCACCGTCAATTAATACAGGTACAATATCTTCTGATTGTTCGTATATATTTTTTACGTTAAGACTAAATGCTGTTGAAATATTTACAGCACTGGCAAATGTTGGAATATCTGCCATTTCAGCCTGACGGTCTGTAGTCCTTGCGATTAGTAACCTATAATATGTTCCGGAGGCTATCGTATAAGAGTAAATACTCCAACCTGACCACGATATATACGTCCCATCAGAATTATATGTCATATAACCAAAACGAAATCCAGATTTAACCGAAAGGCAAAGGGGGACATCCGCATAATGTATAGTTTTATTTGTTATCCTAAACAATGCGCCTGCATCTACCACCCCACCTGATGCCAAATCTCCACGGATAAAGTCGTTAAAGACTTCATTCGTTGTGATTTCTCCATTTTGGAAAAGTTGCTTTAAAAAAAAGTCGTTATTTTTGGATACAAATACCGCATTATAAGCACTTGCTGTACTGTCAGATACAGGTGACGACATAATCAAATAGGTTGCCCCTGTCGGAACTTCCATAACATAAGTGCCTACTCCATATGTGGTATCACCAACACGGTTATTTGCTCCGGAACTTGGGACAGATGCGTTATTTTGAAATTGGAATCTGTCATCGGAAACTATTTTTATTATATCCCCGGCAGATACTACATATTTTATTATTTTATAATTTGCATTTGTGGAACATAACCCGTCCGATTCATTAAGCCGCCATTTGTTCGGCGATGCTTTAACGGGCAATTCTATATAGGCGTACAACTCCTCGTTTATTAAATTTATATCGCTCTTTAAATCAGTAACGTCATCCTCTACGGCATCCACTTCCGTCTGCAAATTTCCGATTGATGCGGATGTCTGGGTAGACAGTGCATTCAGATCAGACTGCAAATCTTTGATTTCTCCCTGCGCGCTGGAAATAGCACCCTGCGCCTGTCCCATATTTGTCTGTAAAAGGGTTATATCTGCCTGTGCTGTTGCTATGTCAGATTCTGCCCCGGATATGGAACTCTGCATAGTTGACAGTTTAGCGTTTAAGTCAAGCTTATAAGTGTCACTCCCGTCATCCAAGGCAACGTAGGCAGGATTCGTGATTGCTTTAGTGTTTAGTTCGTGAATGTTCATTTAGTGTACCTCATAAATTGATAATGATACCGTTAATTACTTTGTATTGCTTACCGGATATCGTAATGAATCCGTTATATCCTCTGTAGGTGTCTTTTGTCTGTCCCAATTCGATACTGTCGTATCTGTCTAACAGGACATTCCAGACTGTTTTCACAACTTTAGCTTTTGCCGCCACGCCTAATTCCGGGTAAATGACATTGACGGTATCACATAACCGCACGTCTTCCAACGGCTTGTAACTCTTGTATTCTTCCGTCTGTGAAAGGAATACAAAGTCAACGTCAATGTTGTGTTTCGGAATCCACGGCGTATTGTTTATCAGCCATGCTTCTGCCTTATGGTTTAACTGGTCTACATTCGGCCGTGATTCGAATTCGTCTGTACAGTCAAGTATATAAACCTTGTCTGTTTCATCGCCGAAAACAATATCATTCAGTGATTCATCCGTGATGATCGTGCCGTTTTCTTCCGTCCACGGTTCTGCCTGGTTGCCGTACCGGATAAGGCTTTTTTTCGTGTATCCTGTTTCAGAATCAACCCAGTAAGCAACTACACCGTTGTACAGGTTCGAACCGTCCAACGTATCCACCAGCTTCGTCATATTTGCGCCGTATCGGATCGTGAAATTACGATTAGCACCACGGTGCTGATACAGATAGACGTGGTTTTTGTCGTAGTCATATTCACCGCTGCCGTACACGTCCAGAACACTGCCTTCCATGCCAAATAACAGGCTTTTGACAGATGCCAGTCCGTCAATTGTAAAATCGTCTGTGCCGGTTTTATCGGTATGGAAAAAGAAATACCTATCACCTACGCCATATGTATAAGGCGCGGTTTCAAACGCACTGAATAACGCGGAAATGCCGCTGTACGTGGCGTGTGCCATGATGGAATAGGTAAGCAGATATGAATAATGATAAGCGTTGAATGTCGCTATGCCGTTTAAATCCGCTGTACGGCGATAAATGATAAAAGGCTGTAATCCCTTGCCCTGTGACGGAATAACGGCGACAATGCGCCCTAAACGCAGCTGGTTGAAATGTACGCCCGTTACTGGGTAAGAAAACTCTATTTCATATATGCCGTTGCGTTCTTCCGTACAGGTGCAGGAAATACAGTCAGACAGTCTGCCGATGCCGTTCGTATTAAAAACGTCACTGGTAATGTCTATGTTGTTATAGTGCAGAATTGGTATCATAAAATATACCACCTTGGTACAACTTCGATTTTAGTTATTGTGTCATCAAATATAAAATAGGTCGGAAGATTGCCACCCTGTATTACAGGGAACTGCCCGTTTTCTGGTACGGTGATTGCATCGTTTGCGTTGCCGCCGTCAGGAAGGTATGCTTCGCACGTTTCGCAGTCTATTATGATTTTCGGATACACATTACCAATAGTCAGGATTGTTGAATCTGCGCCGATTGCAACTTCCAGTTCGCCATATCCTGTAACAGTAAGAAGTGGTTTACAGGGAAACGGTGTCGGACAGTATACCGGTGTAACGTCTTCCGTAATTGTTATGGTCGTCAACCCGGAATCAAGAAAACGCTGCGGTTTGCAGTTGAATGTAATATCAAATTCACCGGCTGTTAAAAACGATGCAGGACTGACGTTTATTTCTTCCATGAAACAGCCTTCACGGAACTGGTCTGCGTTGTAACTGTCGTACAGCCTTTTATAGCCTAACTGTGACGTTAACGCCGATCTGAAATCAGCCAGCCTTTCGGCAAAGTCACTGCCGCCCGTAATAAATGCAGGATAAGTGACTTCTATGTTTTCATAATTGCCGTTATCAATTAATAACGTGCCATTTCTGCCGGGAACTACGACTTCGGTGTATGATCTCCGGGGTGCGTTATACGCGCCGCTCCCGGAAATATACACACCGTAGTCCCTGCTATCAATTAATCCAAATGTGAAATAGTTACGCATATGCACGCACCTTCTGATTCTGTACGAATGTCAACCGCTGCTGAATCCTGTCAGCTAACTGGTTCACGTTCATACCTTCGTTTGCATAAACATTAATTGTGATTGCGTCGCCGCCTTTTGCCTGTGCGATGTCACGCAATAAAGCGTCCCGTCCGTAAACGATCTCACCAGAACCGTTTCCGTCACCAAATCCGCGCCCACTGATCACCGTAGGACTGGTGAACAGATACGGGTTGTTGTACGCTTTTCTGTACCATTCAACGCCGATATGCGGTATTGACGGAGGATTCAGTGAAAAACTGCCCTCAATGGAAAAGTGTGGTAATTTCAGATGCGGTAAAGACCAACTGAAATTGAAAAAGCCTTTTATCTTTTCGATTGCGTTGGAAACAAAATTCTTCGCCGCGTCAATCTTTTCTTTGATGCCGTCTTTTATAGACGTAAAAATTGACAGTGCCTTTTCCTTCGCTGTTGTAAAGCCTGTTACCACTGCATTTTTCACGCCGGTTACAACATTGGTAACATTCGTCTTCAAAATGTTCCATTGTGAAACGACTTTTTCCTTCAACTGCGTTACAGCACCGGAAACGGTTTCCTTCATGTTGTTCCAGGCGTTTACTACGGTATCCTTTAACTGAATTGCCCATTGACAAATAGCATCCCAGTTTTTATATAACAGAACGCCTATAGCAATAGCCGCCGCAATAGCTGCCGTGACTGGCCCACCTAAAACGCCTACGATTGTACCCAGTACGCTGATAACGCCGCCGATAGCAGTTATTAAATTGCCAATAACGATAACAAGCGGCGACAGCGCGGCAACAACTGCAACAATCTTTAATATGGTTTCCACCTGTTCCGGGGTAAGTTCGCGCAACTTTTCGGTCACAGTACCAATATAACCAGTTACGTCTTCAATTATTGGCTGCAATACTTCGGCAACGTCTGCGCCTATCTGTCCAATCGTAGCAGATACGGTTGCCTTCATTTTGTCGATGGCATCATTTGTGGTGTTTAAGGAATCCAGCGTTTCGGTGTCAAGAATAAGGCCCATGTCTTCGGCTTCTTGTCCGTACTGTCTAAAGGATTCCGCGCCATCGTCAATAATTCCTGCGAGGGAATCCGCACCACGTCCGAACAATTCCATCGCAATTTGGTCACGTTCGGTTTCGTTCGGTATCTGGCTTAATGCTTCGATAGCGTTGTAGAATACCGTGGTAGCCGGTAACAGTTCACCGGTTGCCATGTTTTTCGTTGCAACGCCTAATTTCTTTAATGCTTCGTTAGACGGGTCAATCTTGCTTTTGAATTTACGCAGTGCGCCGGTGATGTCTTCAACGGACACATCTACCAAATCAGCCGCATACTGCATTTTCTGTAATTCGTCTGTAGATATGCCTGTCTGTTTCGATAAAGTGTTCAGATCATCAGCATTTGTAACGGCATCGTACCCCACCTTCAGCAACGTACCGCCAAGCGCACCGGCAGCCGCCGAAACAGGTGCAAGTTTTTTTCCAAAGTTAGTTACTTTGTCACCGGCTTCATGGAATTTATCACCTACAGCTTTTAACTGCTGTTTTGCAACGTTTCCAAAGTCGCGGTATTGGTCTTCTAACCCGTCAAGTTTCTGCTCTGTTTCGATGATTTCACGCTGTATCGCGTCCCATTCGTCAGAACCCTGTGCAACCTGTTTCTGCGCTTCTTTTAACTTGTCCAGGCGTTCTTTTGTGTTGCTGATCGCTTTTTCAAGATTCTTCTGTTTCTGCGTCAGCAGCTCCGTGTTTGCCGGGTCAAGTTTCAGAAGTCGGTTTATGTCTTTCAGGTTTGATTCTGTCGTCTTTAGGGACTTGTCAACGCCCGATAATGCTTTTTGAAGTTTTGTTGTATCACCACCAATTTCGATAGTGATACCGCGGATTCTACTTGCCATAATTTAGAACCTGTCAAAATCGCTTTGAGTTGCTACGTAATCATATTCTTCCGCGTCATTGGCTTTTTCGATTAGCATATCCATAACGACACCGTATTCGATGTGGCACAGATCGGACGGACGCAAGCCTAATTCAATGCAACGCAGTATGAATAATCCCGTTGTATATGGGCGTTCCGTCACACGCCCTTTCGTTTTGGGGTCGAAAGTCCTGCTTCCTGCCCCATGTATAAGTTGGAAATGTCACCGGCAGCGTTCAGCAAATCCAGTGGTTCGAACTGGACAAGCCAGTCGTAATATTCGTCAATGGTTATTGCCATCAGTTCAGACATTTTGTCTGTCTGCGCCTGTTTTGCCATGACAAACCCCATCTTCGAAAAGATGTCTGCATCCGGGTGTTTTTCCTGTGCTTTCAGAAGGAAATCTTCTTTAAAAATCTGTCGGTAAATATAAATACTGGCGGCATTGGCAATCATGTCGATGCCTTTGCCGCCTACTTCTACAGTACCTTTCATGCGCTTGCCCTCACTTTATTTAGTTATGATGCCGGCTGATATACCGCCGTTGTCCATGTAGAATAAGGCGTAGAACCTTCAACCGCTTTAGCTTTTACGATGTCGGTTGACATCGCAGCATTGTAGATTGACTTCGCGTCAATGTTGATTGTTTCCGTTGCCGGTTCGATGCTTTCCGCTTTGGTGTTTCCTGCGATGGTCGGACGGGACGCAGTACAGTTGTAAAGTACGTGTCTGGTTGCCTTTTCATCGCCTTCAAACTGGTACAGAAGTGCAAAATGCACGATAGGCGCATTCAGCTTTTCAACCAGTACGCCGGTCGTTGCTTCGTACTCGTTCAGAATATCTTCCCGGAATTCATCGGTAATGTATGCCATTTCAAGCGAACCGGAATAACCGTTGTTGCCGTTGCCTGTCCAATAAGCTACATTATCAGCGTAAAAGGTGGGGTTATCACCCTGTGCGTCAACGCTTAAAGATACAGCACCCGGAAACGCAACAGGCGTACCATAAGTGGCACTGCCATTGTCTGCAATCGTTGCTACGGCATAATAGACATTTTTCAGTCCATATTTGATTTTATTTGCCATGTTTAACTTTCCTCGCTCGTGATAATCACGTCTGTTTCGTAAATAGTTTCGTGCATCCGTTCAGAATCAAGGAATTGTTCGTCACGGCTGAAAACTAATCCGTTAGCGTTCAGAACCGCTTCAACTTCCTGTTCTAAAGAAAAATCCTTGTCATCGGTGTACAACTCAATGACAAGGCGTTCGATTTTTGTGTAGTTGGTATTGTCTGCGATTACATCATTGTTATTTGAATATAAGAAGCATATAAACGGCGGTGTCTGCGGTGTATCGTTTGGAAACTGATAATAGGCAAACGGCAATCCTATGCTGCTTATCATCGTTGCAACTTCTGAATATGTCATATTTTGTCTATCATCTCCTTAACTGTTTTTGGCAGTTCGTCCCTTGTCCATCTATCAACTGGTTCGATATGGACGTATGCGTCAGTTCTTCCAAACGTTCTACCTGTTCCGTTTCTAATGGCGTGTCCCTTTTCCAGCAGATGCGTCAGCCTGTAGTGTTCTTCATTGTGAATTACTTTTTTAGTTTTATACCGTAATGTGCGTAATTCATTGTCATAAACCCAACTGCTGCTATATTCGCCGGTTGGATGTCCATTTGGCGCAAAATGATTTACAGAACGCAGTTTCTCAACACCGCCCAGACAAACATCATCAACGGCATCGTCTAACGCTTCGTAAACTTTATCGCCGTATTCTTTCAGAATGTCTTTTATTGTCCTGTCAAGATTGACTGCGCCTATTCTTTTAGCCATTAGTACCACCCTTCCGTTCGGCATACAGTTGTATAATGTCTGTACGTGGCTGATACGTGCGGTAAATGGCGTACAAACGCCCGTTATATTCAACAGTGCGTTCGTCCTGATAGTCATACGCAAACATAGTAAAGCGGTATTCCGGGTTTAACCCGTTTCTGCCGCCTTCGAAGAACTCTGTCTGCGTAACGGAATCAACCTGGCAGAAAACCTGTCTATAGTTCTGCTGAAAAATGATGTCTTCGTGCTGTTCGTCAGTGACGATATAACCCCGTTCATCCTTCCAAAACGTTTGCCCGGTTTTGCGCCATACGCCGTTTTCATCCTGTACACGGGTTTCTGATATTAACTTTATAACCTGTGATCTATCCATTTTTTACCACACTGTATAGCCGGTACACGTTGACAACTGCGCCTTCTGTTCATCATACGAACGTTTCAACCTGTCGTATTCGTCAGGCTGTCCGAAGTTCATTAATACGTAAGTAATTGCCGCAGTTTCAACAAGCGCATCCACTGTTTCCGGTATTTCAACCCCTGCAACGCCCATATCTAAAAAAGAAGCGTCCAACAGGTCGGAAATCTGACTGTCGAACGCCGTTGTTGTGATACGTGCGGCAAGTTTTGCTTTATTTATCAATGCCGTTTGTGCCATTGGTCAAACCCTCTTGATATGCTTCATAATATTTTCGTGTAACGATACAGTTTCCAACGTGCCCAAGTTCGATGTCGGAATCACACCAGATGTCATAGCCGCACTGCCTTGCGCGCCAGCAAAACGCCACGTCTTCGCCGAATCCCTTCATAGGTTCGAACATCTGCCCATCGAATTTCGCCGCAACAGACATGAGAACATCAAGGGACATTAAAACACCGGCAAAACCGCATCCGCCAACTTTAAACAAACCGTCAGGCACGGAAATGATGGACGTATAGCTTGCGCCTTTGTCTGTCTTTTCCAAACGGTCAAAAATTGTTGGCGTGTATGGCGGTTTCCTTCGAAAACAGATTCCGGTTAGAAAATCAATGTCGTTTTCTTTGCAGACTTTCAACATTCTCTGTAAAAGGTCTGGCGCAAAAACCATGTCAGAATCTAACCACAGAACATAGTCTGCTTCTGCTTTAATAGCCTGACGTGCAAGGTTGTTTCGTGCGTGATAAACCAGTGATCCGACTTCAAAACCTACGACAGTATCACCGGCTCTTTGTAACAGTGCTAATGACTGGCAGAAAAGAGCCGGTACTGTATCCATTGATGGAATCGCTATAAATACCTTCATACGTTTGCCCTCGTGATGGTATTAGTGTGTAATTTTAACGAACGCTTTCGGTGCTACAACAGCGTGTCCGACAAACTCACGTCCCAGGATACGAACAAGGTCGTATTCCATCTTGGTCTTGTCATCGAATTTGATTTCGATTTCTTCGCCGTTCGGGAAGTTCGCCTGTGCGCCGACACCAAGGTCGCCAACGATCGCATAGGTAACGCCGGTGGTCGCTGCGCTGAATGCAGAAATGCTGTCATTAAATACAACGGGCAGTCCTTCAAACGGGTCATAACCGTAATTTCCTGCAGCCTGTGCGGCTTTGAATGCGCCCCATGTCTGTTTGTTCATCATAACGACCGGATTAACGGCTTCGTCAGACAGCTGCGCCATAGCCTGTGCTACCAGTCCCAGAGTAATGGTAGTAGAAACTACTTTCGGTACGGCAGGAAGTGCGCCAGTGGAAGCAGTGCCGCAAGCCTCAATATCAGCAATAATGGCATCAGCCAGTTTCTTTGCAATCCTGTAGGTAAGTTCGTCATAGATGTAGTCCAGGAATTCTTCACCGGCAAGATCATATACTTCGTCAGAAATGGAAATCCATTTCTTAATGGACTGCGGTACAAGGCTGACAATACCAAGGGTCAGGGACTCTTCTGTAACTGCGCTGTTTGCAGCTTCAGTATGAACAACGGCACCGTCTGCGCTGATCTCATAACCGATCTTGACGTTGCCCTTCATAAAGGTCTTACGAACACGGCTGGTGATTCCGTCACGCTCCCATGCGGTACGTACACGTCCTTCTGCATAAGCAGCTACCGGAACAGTACCGGATACGTTCTCGGTAAGCAGTGCGCGGCATTCTGCATCGTTGCCGGTTTTGATGTAATTTGCATAAGCTACATTGTATTCATGTGTATTTCTTACTTCTGCGTTGGTCATTTCTTTTGATTCCTCTCTAATTTCAAAAGTCTGGATTGTTTCGCCTTCGCCATTGGCAACGGCTGCGCGGATTTCTACACGTTTGGCTTCTTCCGCTTTTCTGGTGTCGATTTCTTCGTTGATAGAACGGACTTCTTCTTCCAGTGCGTTAAGGTCTGCGCCTTCCGCATCCACTTCAACAGCAATCGCGGATTTTCTCTCGTTCAGTTCTTCAACGGACATTTCTTTGAGTTCCATTACTTGGATACCTCCGCTAAAATTCTGATTTTCTGCTTCTGGATTTCGCGTTCTTTCGCTGCAAGTCGCTCCGCTTGTTCCGCTTCAATCACTCCGTTGAAGTAGTCGCGTGTAGATACGCTTAATTCCGTGGTAGGATTAGCCGGGAAAACAACAGGGCTGACGTCATATACCTTTGCTATCCGGTCAATAATCCTTGTATGCGTTGCTTTGTCGTAATGATCTTCAGCAACGGTGAACGCAAACGACATCTTGGGATAATTGCCAGCCGCAATATCTGCGTAGACTTCCCGTGCCGCTGCGGTCATACCTAAATTCGTGCGCTGTGCAAGTCCGTGTTCATCTGTCCACAGTTCAACCGTACCGGCTGACGTTCTGGCGTATACTCTGCCCACGTGATCCACACGGAAAACAACGTCTGACAAATCCGCGCCTTCAAACGCTGTCGGTTCGATGCGTTCGGAATAGTCCACGCCGTCCTTTGTCATCAGCACATAAGGCTGAAATGTACTTGCATAGCCTTCAACAAAAAAAGAAGGCTCTTCGCCCTCCTGCTGTGGAACTATTCGCAGTTCCATGTTTCTGTATTCTCTGTTATCATTCATTGTTTGTATCTCCTATGCGGTTACCTGTTCGTAAATCGTAAAATTCACCACGCACCGGAACGGCCTGTCCTGCTCCGTCCGGTAATGGCGGTAAGTTCCAAACGTCACGTATTTCGTCAACGGTTGCAAGTCCGTGGTCTGCCCATCCGTTCGTAACATTGGACTTTTCTGCGTTGGTCATATATTGCAGTCTGTTCGTAGATGCAAAAACCCTGTTACCCTGTGCCTGTTCACGCAGTGTAAACAGCATCCGGGTCATTACCTCTGAAAATTGGATGGAAAAACTTTCAATTGCTAATTCGTAAAAGCCTGACCATGCGTCCCCGTATGCTTTACCCTGTAAAATGTCTTCGTTTACATTGAAATATTCGAAAACATTTTCCCGGATGATCTTCATTTGTTCGGCATCAATAACCCACGGTTTCGCGTTTATCTGCTGAATATCTGTATAAGTGTTTGGGAACAACAGCAAGCCGCCACCGTCTGTGCGAAGGTTTTCTTCCGTAAACCGTTTGGCTTCGTTCTTCAAATCAGATGCCTTTGAGAAGTTCGTCAGTTTCGCCATGAAACGATAGGACGCTGCGCTTTTCACGCCTTCTTCAATGCCCTGATTCTGTATGTGTATCAGATCCATCGTTGGGAATAACGCACGGTTTGATTCACCCATAAAATCATTTTCATACTGATACTTGGTCATAATGCCGCAGTATGCTAATTCGATAGCCGCTTTGTCACCGTTGCTGAATTCGTAACGCAAATAAGGCGTTTCACTATACTGCACGATTTTGCATTTGGTCGGCAGCGGTGTGAATACGCCTGACGGTTCGCCGAATTCGTCATACACCGGGCAAATGAACGCAGTGTTATGAAGGTCAAGTATCGTTGATAAGCGATACAAGAATTGGCTCCACGTCTGCCACTGGTTCGGCGCAAGTTTTAATTTGCGCTGAAGTGCAGGACGTGCCGCGCCTTCAATTTCCACACGTAGTTTTGATATGTGCGTTGCTCTGGCATTGATTGCCGCCCGTATCAGTTCGGATTCATACAGACTGCCACCGAATTTGTGGAACGTAGGCGTATGACCATTCAGCATTTTAAAACCGCCGGTATAAACGCCCTGTTCTTTCGGTCTGTTTTTGAAGATGAAATCAAAAAGTCCCATTGTTAAAACCTCAGTTTTTTAGTTGCTCACCGATTTCGGAATACCACTTTTGTCTGACGGTCAACGCATCCAGCAATGCCGCAGTTCCGTCAATATGCAACGCCGGTGATAATTTCACCAGTTTGCCGCGTCCCCGTTCGGTACTCATTTTTACCGCACTGTTCAATAAGTGCGCCTTTAATAAATCGTTATCACCTATGTGTATTTTTCCGTCTTCTAACAAACCCTGCATTTCCTGCATCACAGGATATAAATTCTCCCCCTGGAAAACCGAATCGCATTTTGCGCCGTACTGTTCAAGGCTCTGGATCAAGTACTGCGCAGAGTATCTGTCGAAGCCAATCATCAGCGGTAATATTTCGTATTGTTCAACAAGGTTTGTTATCCAGTTATAACAATCGTGGTAGTCTATGAAGTTATCCCCGGACGGGGACAGCAAACCACGCTGTATGTAAATGTTGTACGGTACGCCGTCACGCTGCGTTGCTTCGTCTATCTTTTCAGCCGGTAACCAGAAATGCGCAAAAACATACAGTTCACCATCTTTTTCGATCACGCACGTACAGGCGGTCAGGTCGATTGTCTGTGACAAATCCAAACCAATAACGGCATAGCTGTGTGCGAACTCTTCAATGTGCAGCGGTTCGCCGCTTGCGTCTTCAACCACGTTTGCCGGTAACCATGCAAGGCTGGAATTCTGTTTTATGTTGCAGTGTTTTGTTAAAAATTCTGCTTTACGTGAAAGTGAATTTTCAGCAACGGCGATCTCTTCAAGTAAGTAGTCAACGGAAAGACTGACGCCTAAATTCGGATTGCTTTTACGCAGTTCGTTGATGTCGTCCCATTTTTCTGCATCATCTATCATGTACAGAAACGGAAGCAGTCTGCGTTCTTTGCTTTCGCCCATCAAAAACCGGGTTGAACGTTTCATCAATTCATCGTAAATAGAATCATTGATGTACCCGGCTGTAGTGCATGACAGTAAAATACTGCCCGGTCTGACCATACCGGACTTCATAACTTCATACTGCTTTAATCCCTTGTCGCCTTCCCACGCAGCTATTTCATCGCACGTACAAAAAGACGGGTTGAACCCGTCCGACTTCTTTGCTGAAAATGCTATCTTTTTGACCATCGCATTCGTTGCCGGTATATACAAATCCGTCATACGATGCCGTGCCAGTTCTGGATCATCACCGTACTGCCTTGCCTTTTTAGCCTTTTCCAGTTTTTCTTTTCGCTCTTGCCATTCCGGGTCAAGCGTTGTCATCATCCAGATGCAGTTATATATCAAATCTGCCTGGTCTAACTTCGGCGCGACATTGAAACACCGCGCACCGAATCCACCTGTTACGAACCAGTCGTATTTTTCCATACCGGCAGCCAGTAACGTTTTGCCGTTCTTTCGCCCTATCAGCAAAAAGATTTCTCTGAACTGCCTTTCACCGTTACTGTCTACGATTCCGTAAACAGCAGATAAAAAAGCCTTCTGCCAAACCTCTAAAAGTAAATTGCCGGGTGCTTTTACGCCTTCTGTATGAAAGCAGTGCGTTTCTATATACTCAATCGCCGCGTTTGCTTTTTTTTGGTCGAAGTAAAATAGATTTTCTTCAAGTCCTTTGATTAAATACTCATATAAAAGGCGTATCCACTTACCAACAGTTACAGAACTATTTTTAATTTGTTGGTAGTATGTGTAAATCCAATTATTTCCGTCTTCCATACGTCGAATTTAGCGATAAATTACGCTATATATAATTTTATAG